TCCTTCGACCAGGTTGGCTTGCTGCAAATCCTTGGCCTTTTTATAGGCGTAAGAAAACGGGGGGTTTCTATGGGTTCCGTCTAGGTTTTTAGCAGTTGCCCAATCGTGCAATGTCTCAGTAGTAACCCCAATATTCGTGGCAAATCGCGCCAAGGTTGGAAACGATCCAGGCAATTCCTGGACGGTTTCGTTTCCCTTGGCGTCTTTGACGGTCACTTCCCTGGTTGATGGCTGGCTGAAAAAGTCCAGCAGCATATCCACGAATTCTTCGCGGTACTTGGTGGGTCTTCCACCTAGGCTTTTTGGTTCTACGCGGTCGGGCTTGTCTTTGGGCGTGTCATTGTGACGGCGCTGCCCCCGCTTTTTGACGGGTGCGTCGGTCATCATTTTTTGGCCTTTGGCTTTGCGGCTTCGCGTTTTACGGAATAGGCAATGGCCACCGCTTGTTTGGGTGGCTTACCGGCTTTGATTTCGGCCTTAACGTTCTTTTCAAACGCTTTCTTGGTTGGGGATTTGGTCAGCGGCATTTTCGGTTCCTTCCTGGGCTTTGTCCTGGCTCAATTGCGCCAGTACGTTGGTGTATTCCTGGATGGCCCCGCTGATCTGCAACAAGATGGCTTCGTGTTGCTTCGCCAGTTCTCGCAGTTCAGCCAGGCGTTTAGCAATTTGTTCGGGTGTCATTTATTTTTTCGCTGTCTTGGCGCTTTGTTTAAAGGCTTTGGCCGTGGGGGCGCCTTTGTCCCCAGGGCTTCGCATACGTTCGGGTTTCTTACCGGCGGCTTTTTGCTGCTCGATGCGTTCACGCTTGGCGTGAATGTTTGAATACAGTCCGTTGGCCATCAGTCAGTTCCCCCTACTTTCATCACTCCCTGGCAGTCTTCGTCCAGGCTTTTGAATGTATTTGCTTTCAATTGCTCGACCTGTGCTTCCAATTCCTTCATGGTGCGGAAAAAGGCGGCAGCCTGGGCCACCGCTTGATCCCGTTGACCTTCCAGCATTTCAACCAGGAATTGCACTTCAGAGTCAGGATGCTTCAGCATGGTTTAGGCAATTGTCGAAACCATGATGTAGTACGTAGTACCGCCGCTAACCACCGGAATGGTGTGCGTGGCGGCTGGCGTACCAACTGCTGCGCGGAATACACCAGCAACGTCGGCAGCGGGGAACAAGGCAAATTTGCCAAGTTGGGTTGCACCGCTGTTGGTGACGCGCAAAAATGCAGCCGAACCAGGCAGCGTTACACCGCCGCCAAAGTTGCTGTCCAGTTGCAACGCAGCCAAAGTACCGCCAGGGGCAGCAGTTGTGCCGCCGATAGTTGCGCGTACAGCGTTGGCCGCGCCGGAAATTGAACCGCCTTGCATTTCACAACTGAAATGGGCGCCGTTGATCGTGCCAGCAGTTGCGCCGCTTGCGCCTTTGACCACGGCAAAACCGCGGACAACTTCACCGGAACCGGTAGAAGTCCAGGTCAGTTTTTGGTAAGTCAGGCGGGTGTCGCCGGATGTGGCGCTGGTCGTCGCATATGCGCCGTTCAGGATGCCGGATTTGCTGATTGTGATTGGGGCGCTAGATGTACCAACCTGAACCGAATCGAATGCTGGGTCGGCATATGCGACGCCAATTGCTTTAGTGTTTGACATTTTGGGTTTCCTTTATTATTTCCAAAAGGGTTAACAATTCCAGTTTTTTAGGCTGGCTTTAGCCCGTTCCGCGGGGCCTTTCGCGTTCTTAACCACCCCTTCCATCCTGGCACAAAACGACGCTTTTCTACCGGCGTCGGCTTTTGTCTTCGGGTTTGGTGCTGGCGGCTTCAAATTTGCATTGTTCTTTGCGTTGTACTCAGCACGGCCTTTGGCAGTCATACCGGCGCCCTTTTCCGTCGGATTGTAGGTTTTACCCTTACCGGTCGTGGTTCGCGCAATTGGTTTGTCGTGTCCTTTGGCCATGTTTTTCCTTTTTGCAAAGTATCGTGGTTATTCTTCCACCACGCAAGCAATGTCCGCTTCCTGGATGATTTGGTAATCCTGGCCATCAAAATGATGTACCGGCCAATCCAGGTACGTGCCGTTACCGTATTTGATTTTGTCGCCAACCTTGGTGTCGTACACGTCAGGGCCAATGGCCACAATTTCGCCTTCGTTGAATTTTTCCGTGTTGTTCACATAAATAATGTCTGACAGTATTCGGACAAACGGTTTGACCAACACGCGGTCATGCAGCGGGCGAATTTGCATTCTTTGGCTTCCTTCCAGGCTTTTTAGGTTGGGGGGCAACGGCGGCTGGCACTTCGGCCATCTTAGTTTCGTCCGTCATAATGTCGTACACGGCCAGCGCCACCATTTTGATTTGGTGTTCACCGCACCAATCCATTTCGTGTTTGTTGTGCATTTCAGGAAAACGGCGGCAAGCGCCCATTACCTGGCCTGTGACAAAGAATCGACAGGTCTTGCAGCGGACGTCACTCATCGCACGGGCTTTCCAGCGCGTACAGCCATGTTCAGGGCTGCGGCCATGTCTTCAGCAACCGAACGCACTTTGGCTTCGTGCATTCGCTTCATACGATGTTCAGCGGGCGTTGCCTCGCGTCCCTTCATAGATGGCTTGGCTAATACTGCCGCTTCGGTAGGCTTTTTCAAGGGCATCACTTAATCCTTTTCTCACTTCATTGTGATCCAGGCGTGGCAATTTGTCAAGCCCGCTTACCACGGTTGCATTGCCTGGGCCGCGGCTGTTGTCGATCACCATCATATGGAACCGGTGGTCGTCGCCGTATTTTTGCTGCAATTGATCCATCACCTCACGCGAACCCATGTGGGTTTTGAAATGTTCGTCAATTGGGACGGTGCGACCAGTCCCCATTTCCGCTTCCATGCGGCTGGCGCGTTTTAATGCACCGCCTTCCATGGCTTCTACGGGGTCGCGGTAGGTATAAACAACGCCAATCTTGCGACCGGCTTTCAAGGCTTGTTGGATTTTTTTGTCTGCGGATTCAAACGTGTTCATGTTGGTGTCGTACACCATTTCCGCATCACGGATGCCCTGGCTGACTTTTTGGGCTTCCTGAAGTCCGGTCGTTTTACCGGCGCCAGTACCGCCCGCGGTGAACAATACGGTATTGTCTTTGCCCGACGGGGTTGGTTTGGAAAGTTTTTCAGCGTACATCTGTTTGACAAACGCCGATGACGGTTCGTGAACGTCTGCCGACCTGGTACGGTCTGCGCGGTATTCCGGCGACATTTCGCGGGCGTCATCCGTATTAAGGATGCGGCCACCGTCAGTTGATGGCAAAGCCGCGTATTCGCTGGCCAGGCCGGTGTAATCATTCGACAGGCGTTCGAAATACGCCTGTTCAATCGGGTTGTCCGACTGACTAGGAACCTGGGGCAGCGTAGGCTGCGGGACAAGCGAAGCCAGGCTGGCCTGGGTAGGCTCGGCGCCCTGGGGCGCTGCCTGTGGTTGCCCCGCCGCTGCCAATTGCGACAGCGGGATGGCCATTATTTTTGGTACGACTTGCGACCGTGCGTGTAGCAAACGCCCTTGCTGCGGCCACCGTCAAATTTGTGGTCAGGGCCAGTTGCGTCGGCTTTGCCCATGGCAACACCGTTCACAACGCGTTCCATGCGTTCACCAGTTTTGTCGCTGGCAGTTGCGCCAGCGGGCGCCTTGGCGCTAGTACCATAGCCCTTGGGCTGCATTTCGGCGTTATCTTTGTTCATGGTTTTTTCCTTTCAGTTTAGGAATTTCAAACGATACAACGTTTTGTCAATTAACGAAACGATTTCGTCAATGATATTCTGAAGTTCAGAATCTTGGGGCAAGTCTTCCCTGGCTTCGTCCACAAACTTCAACAACGATTCCAAATATTTAACAGGGTCTTTGGCGTTGTGGAATTCTTCAGGGTACTTTTTAATTTTCTCGTATCTGCCTTGGAAGGATTCGGCAAAATCATCTGCCAAATCAATAATTTCGACGTAATATTTTCCCAGCGCCTTATGTACCGAATAGGAATCGGTCGATAGGTGCATGAAATGTGTCACCGTGCTGCTATGCAGTAATGCGGCGATAAATTCGGATGCGTCGTTTTCCATGTGGCGATGATAAAGGAAAAAAGCGGGGGCCGAAACCCCCGATTAAGGCAACGGCTCAAAAAGCCGTTCCCATTCTGCATTATTTGGGATCGGCACGTCAACCGGCCATCGGCCATTGTCAACCAGGCAATCGACCGTTTTTTTGTGCGCCACCCACCAGGCTTGTTGACGTTCCCGCTTTGTCCATTGGGCGCCCTGGTCAATGTCGTGATGGCATGACATACAAAGCGCCGCCGTCAGGTTGTCGTCGGCCTTGATGCCGCGGCCTTTGCCACCACCCCAATTTGTATGTGCTGCCTGGACAAAATGGCTGCTGCCGCACAATTGGCAATCCAGGCTGGCCACCAGGCGCAACAACTTTTTGCTTCGGATGTAGGGGTGTTTTTGCACTTGCATGATTTGTTTCTTGCGCCAGCCGGTCACGCTTCAATCCCTTTTTCCGCGCACCAGGCCAACAGCCATTCAATGAATTCGGTGGCGTCGGGAATGGTGAATTTGTGCGTTTGCCACCCTAATTGGACAACCCGTTGGCCATCCAGGCTTGGCGACACCTTGCCGATCTTGCGGTCGGTTTCGTGCGCCCATTGGTCAATCAACAGGCGTTTCCAATCGTCAGCCGACCAGGTGGAACCAGCCACGCGCATGGCCAGGTAAATTTGATGGATGATCGCGTGGAACATATCGTTTTGATCGCTTGACCTGGTGGCCCGCTTGATTTCCAGGCGCATTTTGTGGCCAGCCATCAAATTATTTTTGACTTCCGGCCAAATGTTATCCATCAAAATCTTGGCTTGCTGCGCGTTGTGTAGTTCGTAAATCACTTCAACACCCCCAACATTCGCAACGCCGCGTCGGGGCCGTCCACGATGGCCAAGGGGCCACCGCGCCAGGCGCCGTGCCACTTTAGTTGGGCGTCGGTCAATCGCCGTTCCGAAGGCGTTTTGCGGCCATCCTTAATTTCCATAAGCAACGTCTTGCCCTGAAATCCCACCAACAAATCAGGTACACCTTGGCCAACAGCCGCCAAAGATTGAACCGTAGCGCCAGCCGTGCGTAATGCCAATACAACTTGTTCATGGTTTGCGTCTATCCTGGCTGCTCTCATTTTTGACCCTGTTCATATCTTGCCGCAATGTAAGCGCTGCACCAGGGCCGCGGATTTTCTCGATTTTCTCTATCGTTTGCAGCCACCAAAGGTTGGCCAACTTCGTCCCCCTCTCGCGCTGGTGAATCTTGAAGCGGCGCAACCAATCCCTGGCTTCGCATTCCCGTCGCCAAGAATCTGACCATGTTGGGTTCGCGCCATCCGGCAAGGTCACCGGTTGCAATAAGGGCTGCGGTGATTTGGTCAAAGTCAAAGGTTTGCCCTTCCTGAAGTTTGTTCAACAATAAATGGCCCTGGTCACGGGTCATGCGTTCTTCTCCTTGAGTTTGGCTTCGGTACGCTTCATCAATTCCCAATCTGAATCAGTACTTTCCCAAAGTTCGTTTGCTTCCTCATCCGTCAGCCCTACCCATGTGCGCTGTGGTGGCGTAATGTTCCAATCCTGCACCTTTGCGTCATCCAAAGACAAGCCCCGCATCTTTGCAAAATCTCTGATTGCATCCGCTGCTGGTGATGCGTTATCAGCAGATGACAAAACAATGCGTTCTTTGCGTGATGTCAACCAGCCCATGAAGTCAAACAGTGCGCCAGCAATGACAGGATGCGCCACAGGCTCTTGCTCTGGCTGTGCCAAGGCTTCAATTACATCGTCAACCAGCAAGCGCAATGGGTCAACAGCATCAAGCCCAAGGCAACTGATCTGAAGTTGTCTAATCAATTCGTCTTTGCTCATTTGGGCATCCTTAAATGTTTGGTCAATTCACGCATTTTGGCCAATGCTTCCTGTTTTTTTCTTTCAGTTTCGATTTTTTCGTGCAATGTTGGCTGCCTGGTTATCAGCGTTTCGGGCTTGTCAGGAATGCGCGGGCCGTCCATCAACAGTTTTTTAAACGCCAGGGCCGACGGTGGCCGGTCGGGGTTCATGTGCTGCAATGCGTAATCCATCTTTGGCCGATAAGTTAGTCCACGCCCACATTCATCTATCCACACCTGGCGAACCAGGTTAGGGTCAACATCGCGCCAATGGTTGGCAAACGTGGCGCCGTAAATGGCGTTCATCTTGCTGAACACGTAATCAAAGCCGCTGTCGGCATCACAAAAGTCGCTTGCGTTCCACATGGGACACCTCCACGGTTTGTTCGGGTTTTGCCCAAAATGGGGTTGGTGCTGGTTTTGGTGTCGCCAGGCCGCGTGTCAATTCGCCCATTGCGTTCTGCCTGGCTTCCGATGCCGTCACCTGATCTTTTGCCCAACTGGCTTTGAAACTTTGCCAACCACGGGTGCAACACATCGCCAATGCCTGTTCCAACGTAAATCCAGCCCTTTGGGCCTCTTTTTCGATACCAGCCAAGGCCACGGTAGTCACCGGCGCCCGTTTGGCCTTCCTGATGGCTAAAAACGATTCCCAAACATCATTGGAAACGCCGTCAGGCGGGGCGGTGACAACCGCCTTTGTTTTCTTGGCTTTTGTATCTTGGGTCTTGGGTCTTGGGTCTTGTATAGCATTGCCATCGCTGTGCGGTCGCATTGCGGTCGCATTCCAACGCGCTTGGGCGCTGGCTTTGGCCTTTTCGCTTTTGTCCTGGATGGCCTGAATTTCACGGCCAACACGTTCCGACCACCAGCCGCCGTCGATCAGTTCAAAAAATTCACGCAACACGTTCGCAATGCTTTCGGAATGCGAACGCATACGAATTAACCTGGCAACTTCGCCAACGTCTTCCGGCAAGGGTTTTTCGTGAAGGTAGCACCAATCAAGCATTCGGCGATATGCCAAATCTTCTGATTCGTCCAGGTGCGCGGTGTGACTTTGATAGTCACCGATGTTGAATTGGTAATAGTGCATTAACCCACCTTTCATCCCACCCAAAAAAGGAAACATCGGAAGGCGGGTGGGTCGCTTTTCGGGTGGCTCATGACTTCCACCCTATCCGTGCTTCACAAAAATTTTATCCCTTAAACCATTTAGGACGCAATGCTTTTAACTGCCACACCCGTGCCGGTGGAACATCGTTCCCCCATTGGCTGACTGCCGCCCTGGTGATTCCCAACAGTTCGGCAAGCGCCTTGGCTGATCCAGCCAGTTTGATTGCTTTTTCTTTGTCCATCTTTCCATGTTAAGCGGCCTTGCGTTGTGTGTCAATAGCAACAAATTTCCTTAAAGTTAAGGGGGCTTTACAAATAGTTGTTGCAATGTTGGTTTAGTTGGCTTAACATTCAGTCATGCCCTAGCGAATTGCACGGGGTCTTTTAAAAGGAAATCAAAATGTCAAATCGTGAATACCTCTCTTGCTCTGAAACCGCAAAATTAATTCGTGCGGCACTCAGAGAATCATTCCCAGGCGTGAAATTCAGCGTTCGTTCTAGCGTCTATTCCGGCGGCGCCAGCATCAACATTCGTTACACCGACGGCCCAACTTACGAACAAGTCAAAGCCGTGGCCGGTATGTTCGAAGGCGCTTATTTCGACGGAATGACAGATTACAAAGGTCTGAATTACGGCAGCCTGGACGGCAACGAAGTTCGGTTCGGCGCTGACTTCATTTTCGTAAACCGTGATTTCAGCCTTGGATTTTTGGAAAGCAATGTGCGGGCCGCTTGCGAATACTACGGTTACGCAATGCCAACAATCACCGGTGGCGGCGCTTATAGCGCATACATCGCCGACCGGCTGGATTACGAAACCAACCGCCGCATCATGGCCAAGGTTTCCGAAATCAGCCTGGTGGCCACCAGCGAAAGCGCCACCTTGGCCCGTGTCGGGTTCCTGGGTGACGATGGTTACGGTTACGGCGCCGTTGGCCGGTTGGCAGCATAAGGGGGACACCATGAACCGCGAACCAACCGATTGGGAAGTTGTGGTCATGGCGCTGATTGCGGCGCCTGTGATCTACGTTTTGCTGTGGCTGGCCATGGCGATGTTTTAAGGGGAACAACGTGAAAATTTTTAGAGTACATCGGGCTGGCAAAGTTTTCTTTGCCACGTACCTGGGTGGCGTGTATTTCGAACGCGCCAGCGAAAAAGAATTGCGCGAAGCAATAGCAGTCCGCGAAGGGTTTGCAAAAATATTTGCAAGTTCTGTTGACTTTTTTGGTTAAGCGGGCTTATACTGAAACCATGCCGGAAACGGTCTTTTAAAAAGGAAATTGAAATGAATGCAAACCAATCAAACCGCGACATACTTGTGTATGGCTGCAACTTCCAAGATTTCTT